CGCCCGCAGCGATCGTCACAAACCGGTTCAGCTGCTGCGACGTGCCCTGAACCAGCGGAGTGAGCTTCGGGAACACTGCACCGAACGCGGCGAACGCTTTCGTCGCCACCGGCATCGTATTGTCGGCGAGACTGTCCGACCACTCCCGGTACTGGTCACTGAGCACACTGAACGCCGCCGCCGCAGTCCGGGTGGCTGGGGGCAGTGCGGAGAGCGCCACCCGGTAGGCGTCCTGTGCCTTGGCGGCCTCCGCCGAGCTGGCGCCGTGGGTCTGGACGGCCTCGGCGGCTTTCTTCTCCGCCTCCGCCACATCCTTGATCGCCACGACCTGCCCCGCGATGGCCGCACCGAATACGCCCACGGCCACGGCGGCCGCACCAAAGTTCGCGGCCAGGGGAAGAACATGGATGGCCTGCGCCGCAATCGGAAGGAGCGCCGGAGCTAGCAGCAGCGCAGCAGACCTCAGCCCGTCCAGCGCGCCACCCGCACTGCCGGCAGCCGTGGTGACGGTACCGAGGCGCCCCCGCAGCCCGGTCATGCCGCCGCCGGTACGGCGGATAGCCCCGTCGAGGTCGTCCATGTCGCCGCGCAGGCTGCGCGCGGCCGTACCGAGGGCAACCAGCGCGGCGGTGGCGGCGGTAGCCCGGGTGGCGAGGGTGCCCAGTGCGCGGGCGGCGCCCCGGGCGGCGTCCTGGAGGCCGCGCAGCGCAGACGCGGCGTTCGCGATCTCTGCCGCGTCGGTGTCGATGCGCGCGTTGATCTGGACGGGCCCGAGGCCCCGCATGCGGGCGATCGTGGCGCGGATCGCGGCGTCGCCGGGCCCGGTGTCGTCGTCGATGGAGACGGGGATACGGATGGGGCCGAGGCGTTGCAGTCCGGCGACGGCGGCGCGTACCGCGGTGACACCGGGCCGAGTTTGGTCGTCGATCGTGACGGCGATGTCCGTGCCGCGCAGGCGCCGCAGTTCTGCGCTCGTCTGGGTGATGCGCTGCTGCAGGTTGCGCAGGGACCCATCCGCCTGCGTCGCGAAGCGCCGAATTGATCGCGCCGCCGCAGTGGTGTTCATGTCGATGCGGATGCTGGCGGTGCCGATCAGGTCAGCCATTGAGTGTCACCCCCATCGAGGTGAGGAAGGACTGGGAGGCGTCTTCATCGCCTTGCCACCACCAGGGCGCGCCGTCGTCCGGCTTGTGCTCCACGTCGCGGCGTTCGCGGCCGGGTAGCGCCCATGCGGAGACTCCGAGGTCGGCGTCGAAGCGGGCTCGTGCCTGTTCCTCGGTTTGTCCGTCGTGGACGATCAGCCGCTGCAGCATTTCGTGGTAGATCGCGTTCAGGAAGCGGTCGGCTCGGAGGTCGCCGAAGTCGACTCCGCGGGAGGTGTATTCGCCGTCGAGTTGGTGCCAGATTCCGGGTTGGCAGATCCATCCGATGAGTCCGGCGACGGCTGTGTAGGGCGCATGCCGTATTCCTCCAGGAGCCACAGGACGACGTCGGCCATCTGGTCGTCGTCGATCGGCTTCGTCTTGTCCTTTAGCCGGGCGGTGAACCGCTGGAAGGAGTCCTCCAGGAGGGCGAGTTCGAGGGCACGCTTCAGGAGATCGTGCTGTTCCTGGTAGGTGTCGGTTTCGCCGGTGCTGTTGTAGAGGGTGACGAATTCGGCGTAGATGTCGCCGGGCAGTGCGGGTGCGGCTTCGAAGGTGTCGCTGTCGATGGTGAAGTCGAGGCGCTTGCGCTTGCGGCTGAAGTCGCGGCCTGAGGGTGGCGGCGCGGCGGTGGCCATGATGGGGGGAGGGTTGGCGGTCATGCTGTTCGGGTGTGTGAGGAGTTCGGTCATGCGGGTGACGGTAGGCACCACCCGCACATGATCATTCCGGCGGTTCAGAGGGCCTCGCGCAGGGCCTTATTGAGGAAGTCATTGGCCTGGCTGCCGGGGTGGTGAACGAGCTGGGCGAACACGACGCGCCCGTTGACGACGAACCGCAGCGCGCGAGCACGAACAGGCCGGATCAAGTGCGGGCGCGTGCCGTTGACCACGTACTGGGTGGCGTGGTGCGTGGAGACGATCACCGCGGACAGGTCGCGGCCACGGCCCTCGATGTGCCAGACGATGCCGCGCCCCATACTGCCCGGCGCCAACTCCCGGGCCCGGTTGACGACACGGATGGTACGGCGCCGCAGGTTACGGTCGACGAGGCCGCCGGGCAGGCGCAGCATGCGTTCCAGCCGGGTGCGGTCGATGCGGATCTGCCCGGACTTGATGAAGTCGGCCATCGGTCAGTTCCTTCCGAGGGCGACGAGCGCGCGCAGTTCCGAGCCGACGCATCCGCCCTCGGGGCCTTGTGCGGTCTGGGGGCGGACGAGGAAGTCGGAGATCTCCCTGTCGGCGTCCATCTGGCACAGCGCGACAGACACCGCGCGCAGGGTCTCGTACGCGTCGCGGGCAACCTCGCGGGCGGAAGCATCGAGCGCGGCCACGGTCGGGGACAGGTCTTGGCCTTCCGCGTTGGGGGCGCAGCGGACGATCTGCACGACGAGTTCACCCACCTCCCATGGGGCGTCGCACGGGCCTACCTTGACGGTCTGCGGGTCGGGGAAGTCCTCCGACGGGTACACCTGGGCGACGGACACGGCGAGCATGCCGCAGTCGCAGGCATCCCAGGCGATGGCTCCGGGGATGACGCCAGAGCGGTCAGGCTTGACGGTGAGGTCGGCGTGGATCGCGGCGCGGAGACGTTCGGCGACGGTGTACCACTTCAACTCGCCGGAGATCATCGACATGTTCAGGTCCCCGCTCTCCGCACCGTCGGCCGGTCCACCGAATACACCCGTGAGCGTTGCCGCAGCCCGTACGGATTCCATGTGCTGACGAACATGTCCACCAGATACAGCCCTGTGCGGCCCTGCCGGAACAACTCCCCGACATCGGGATAGCTGATGGTCACGCCCTGCCGCACCAACTGCTGCAACCCGGCCGGCAGCTTGCAGTCCCCGCCCGCCGCAGCCTTCGCGATCTCACACGCCAACTGGCCCACAGCCAAAGAGGCGCCCTCCGGCAACGACTCCCCGTACGTTGCCGTCACCGACCACGTACCCACCTCCGTGTCGTCCAGGTTTAGATCGTTGCAGCGCGGCCACCGCCCGCCATCCGTACGCACCAGCAGCCGGTTATTGTCGACGCGGTACGCGCCCGACACCATCGGCGTACCGTCGATCTTCACCTCAACGATCGTGTGCACCGGAGCCGGAAGCCGCACCTCCGACACCTCAGTGCACGAGCAGTCACCCGTACACGACCCGCAGGTGAGGTTGTACCAAAGCCCCCCGACCAGCGCGGGCTGCGGATAGGAGCCCGACGCCCACGGCGGCCCGAAGTCGTCGTAGAACGAACCGGTCTGGCACTCGCGGGCGCACGGCCGCAGCGTGACCTGGCACGTCCCGAACCGCATGCCCGTCAAAGCCCACAGCGTTTCCGTCGCCATGCTCACGGCGATGCCGGTGACGGCAGGGTTCAGCGTGTCCAACTCGCAGGTCCAGGTGACGGGCCAGTCCGCGCACGGCCCGCTGATTCCGCCCGTTCCGGACGGTGTACTCAGGATGGGGTTGATGACCGGCATGCTGGGCCCCTTCTCAGCTGATCCCGTACCACTGGGAAGCCCAGCCGGTGTTGATGCGGGTAGTGGTCTGCTGGGTGAGGTCCAGCGATGCGGGCAGGGACGTTTGGCCGGTGAGCATGTTCGAGTAGCGCAGCTGCGGCGCGGTCAGGTTGGCGTTCACCGAGATTCCCGCGCCGGACGCTTTGAAGTGCAGGCCGTTCGTGGTCCAGGTGCCGTTCAGTAGCATCGCGATGAAGTATTCGCCCGGCGCGGCGGTGAACGTGGCGGCCAGGTCCACGGGTTTAGCGATGGCGCCGGTCATGAGGTCGGCGGCAATGTCGGCGGTGGTACCGAGGCGGGTACCAGCCGAGTTGTACACGCCGAGGTAGCAGTCGCTGAGGCTGGCCCCGGTGTCGATGCCGGACAGCCCGAACCAAATCTGTGACCAGGTGATCGACTTGCGGATTTGGATTTTCGTGAGGGTGATGATGCCCCGCACATCCGAACCGGCCGGGGAGCCGGACGACTGGGCGGTGACGTGCCCGGCCATGTCCGGATCGTACGTCCAGGCGAGGAGGCCCTGATCCGTCGGGTAGTTGCCGGGGAAGTCGAGGTTGATGCCGGACGCGGACGGCCCGGCCCCGGAGACTTTGACGACTTCCAGCGTGGACCCGGCTTTCAGGTTCACTGCGGTGATGTTGCTGGAGGCTTGCGCCCACTGCAGGCGCAGCGTCCCGGCTGTGGCGCCGGTGACGACGATGCCGTGCGGCAGCACCATCAGTCCGGCCAGCGACGCTGACGACGCCATCACACCCACGTCGACCTCGGAGCCGAACTGGCGGCCGGCCATCTTCAGCTGGGCAGCCCCGTCGGGGGTGGTGGTGCCGAGGGTTCCGGCGACGGGCGACCAGCCGCCCGACGCTCCGGATGGGGCGGTGAAGCTGATGGTGGCGTCGGCGGCTTCGGGCCCGTCGAACAGCAGCATGCTGGTGAAGCGGTAGACGCTGTTCGCTTCGAGGGAGGCGAACAGGTGCAGGTCGTCGCTGACGGTAGTGTCGGCTGTGCGGGCTTCGTCGGCGGTCTTTACTTTGAGCTGGGTCAGCGCCGACAGTGCAGCGATCTGCGTGTCGGTATAAGCACGGTCGGCGTGCGGATCAACCGCAGCGCTGTGGGCGGCGACCGCGGTGGTGATGTCGCCCTGGGTCGCTGCCTGTGCTGCCGCACCCACCCCGATCTCGAACGTCTCGGAGTCGATGTGAACCCAGTAGCGGCCTTCCTCGACGTAGAACGTCAGCCGCCCGGTCCCCGATGTTGACATCGGATTCGCGAGCGGTGTCGTGCCGGCCGCGTCGGCGTACAGCGTGGCGAGCGTGTTCGAGGCGTGTCGGAACACTCTCGCGGTCACGTTCGCCGCCAACTCCCCGGAGGGGAACCAGAACAGCTCGCTGTACTGGGCAAGCGCCATGGCTCCCCCTCGGGGCGGGTCAGGTTATGCGGCGAGCGTGGTCGGGTCGCAGGCGGCGGTCGGCGGCGCGGTGGTGGTCACGTTCCACACCCAGTGCTCGTCTGTCAGCACTGACTCACCAGCCGGAAGCCAGTCCCCGCCGACGAGGGTGTCCCAGTTCGCTGCGGCTCCCCTCGTTTCGGAGGTGGTTTCCAGGGTGGAGCGGCCGTTCTCGATGGTGTAGCCGCCGATCATCGTCGCGCCGACGTTGGGCCACGCGTTGTACACGTACCGCTGGTTGCCGTCCGCGTCGCACGCCCCGGAGCCTGCGACTTCCTGCCACACCTCCAGGCTGTACCGGTTGGAGGAGGATCCTTCGGCGACGGCGAACCCGGTGCCGGTGGTGGGAGTGCCGGTCATGAGTTCGCGGGCGGACATGACGTGGGCCATGCCGGACACGTTGAAGAGGCAGTACTGCGCCGTGAGCTGCATGCGCTTGAGGATGGGGTCGTCCTTCTGGTTCACGCACGCCTCACCCGATGCGGTGCGCTCGAAGAACTCGGTGCCTTCCTCGTACTGGGGTTCCTGGACGACCTGGACGAAGCCGGTGGTCACGATGACCAGGCCGCCGTCGCCCGTCACGGGGACACCGCACGCGTCGAGTTCGATGATTCGGAGGTGCGTGCCCTTGATCGGGGTGGCGCACGTGGAGACAACAGCCATGACAATCCCCTAGTCGGTGGGCACGCCGAGCGTGATCTGCGCGGCAAGTAGGCAGCATTCGAAGCCGATGACGTAGGTGCGCTCGGCGATCATGCGGATGGTGTTCTCGGACCGGTCAAGGGACTCGCGGACGTCGGTGAAGAACACGTCCGAGCGGTAGCCGAACGCGGCACCCGTGGCATAGATCCATGTGGTTCCGGCGGCCGGTGCCGACCCGTCAGGGCCGCTGCCGGTGTAGCCGCCGCCCACGACGACGAGGTTCCCGCCGGTCGTGTACAGGCGGCCGTCCCGCTCGGCGATAAGGTTCCACGCCGCCAACGTGGGTAGCGCCTCACGGGAGACGTGGATGAGGCCTTGGCCGGCGTAGCAGTCCGCGAGTTCGGCCTCCAGCTCGCCCAGCGCGTGAGCGACGTCAGCACCGGTCACCGCCGGGGACGCGACCGGCTGAAGCACAATGTCCTGCGAGTCGACAACCTCCGTGTCGGCGGCGAGGTGCGGGAACACCACCGCCTGCGACCCGGCGGTGCCGGTCCAGAACGCGGCCTCTACCTGCTGCTGCTCGACACGCGCCAAAGCATCAGCGGCCACCGACTCCGCGCCGCCCACACCGACCGCGGAGCATTCAAACTCGGCGTACACCGTGAACGGTGTCGCCCCGCGGTAGGTCTGCTCAACGTTGCCGGTTTTGGCGGCGGGTTCGGGGGGTGCGCCGGTGCCGGTGACCGTGAGGCACTCGTCGTAGGTGGTGTCGCCGGTCGGGCAGCGGTCCACCCAGGTGACGCCCTGCTGCCAGTGCGGCGGCGGGGGCGGGTGCTGGATTGTGTCCCACAGCCCGTAGGGCAGGGCGGTGAACGCTGGTGGGTCGATGAGTTGGCGTGCGGCCATCGGCGCTCACCACCCTTCTATCGTGCGATCGCAGTGACGAGGAACCGAAGATCCCGAGCACTCCCGGTGTAAGCCCACAGCTCTTTGCCCGCAGGAAGTACAAGATCGCTCAGGCTGAGGCTGTTCGATGACGAGCTGACCTCTGCGGATGCGAATCCCAGGCGCTCCAGAGTGCCGCCGATGTGTACTTGCCGATCCACCTCGGCAGAGTCGATCAACTTCGTTGCTGTATTGGCTGAGATAGCCACGACCGCGCCGTAGAAAATCGCCATCAAACTGCTCCTCTCGCTGGCATCTGGATCAGACCCTCTCCGCGCCGTCCAGCAGCGCTGAGGTGGATCCGTTGACCTGGAAGCCGACGGTGTACCGGCGGGACTCGTGGCCGACGCGGGCGATGAGGTGGCACTCCTCCGACCAGGCGGCGGTGTGGTCGTTGGTCTCGTTGAGAACCGAGTCGCGGATCACGCCGAGATCGAGGGAGAGGCCGTTGCCGTGGACGAAGGTGCCGGCCGCATAGATGAGGAAGTCGACGGTGGTCGGCCATGCGGTCATCGCCGAGCTGTTGCCGAACTGCGAGGCGCCGCGGACCTGCCAGTCGTTGACCCACTGGACGCGGACGTTGCGGGCGGTGAAGTACGAGTCGACCTCGGCGTTGGTGACTGCCTGGAGTTCGACGCCTGCCTTCCACGCGAGGTCGCCGCGGATGACCTCGCGGACCCAGTACGGGAGGACGACTTCGAGGATGTCGTCGATGCACATGCCGTACCGGGCCCGGTAGTCGGTGGCCGCGAGGCCGACCGCGTTGTAGATGCGGGGTGCGGCGGCGTCGGTCGCGGCGCCCCCGTCAATGGTGGTGGTGGCGCTGGATGCGAGGAGCATCTGCGCGATGAGGCGGGCGTTGATGACGTGTGCGTGTGCTGCCATCAGCAGTTGCAGCATGTTGGCCGTGGCCTCAGGGAACGCGTCGTCGGTCAGGTTGCCTGCGGTGAGGCAGTAGCCGTAGCACTCCAGGCGGACCTCTTCGAAGTCCGGGCAAGGGACGCGGATGCAGGGCTTGGTGGGGTCGCCGGTGGCGGCGGCGATGTCGCTAGCCTCGGTCCACAGGAACGGCGTGCTCTCGTTGGAGAGGGTGGCGGCGAACTCTGCGAAGGCGGTGCCGCCGCCGAGCGCGTCCGCGAGGGACGGGCTGGTCGGGAACTGGATGCCGCCGCGGCTGACGCCGAAGGTCGGCAGGTCGATCATGCCGTCTTCGCAGGCGATGTTGAAGAAGTCGTAGCGGATCTCCGACGGCGCGCACCATCCGCCACCGGCCACCAACGCCTGCTGCTTGTCCGGGCCGGTGAGGTACTCGATGAGTTCCTTCATCTCGCCGCGGGACGTGCGGTCGTCGACGGTGTGACCGAAGTCGTTACGGATCGATGCGACGAGCTGCTCGGACGGCTGGCCCTGCGTGACCGGCATGGACTTGGCCTTGCGGGCGACCACGTCGGCCAACGAGCCGAGGGTGGGCAGTTCACCGCCGTGGGCCACGCCGGGAATGTCGACGGATGCGGTGACGGCGAGACGCTTCTCGGGGACCTTCGGCTTCGGCGCGTGCGCGGCGGTCTCGGCCAGAGATGCGGTCGCCCGGCGGGCGACCTCGCCGGGCCGGACGGTGCCGCCGCGGCGGTCCATCATGAACGTCGACAGGGCGGCGGTGACGCCCTGCGCGGTGGCCTGCGCGATGGCCTCAGCATCGACCGCGGGGGCTGCGGGCTGCTGCTCGGCTGCGGCGGGGGCTCCGCTGACGCGGGCCTGCAGAGAGGCGAGCTGGTCGGCGACGCGGGCCTGCTGGAGGCTGGCCTCCTGCTCGGCGCGGACTTCACGCACCCTCAGTTCGGCGCGGATGCGGTCGAGGTCGTCGGTGAGGCGCATCGCGTACTGGAGCGTCTCGGGGTCGACGTTGTCGGAGCCGTGGACGCGCTCGAACTCGGCAACCGCCTTGGCTTCAAGCTCGGCGAGGTCGGTGTCGCTGCTGAGTGTCAGATCTGACGGGGCACTGAAGAGCTCTTCGGCTGCCACGTTGTCCTCCGTTGCGAAGAGGGTTGTGCGCCCGTCGTGTTGGCGCCCTTTCGCCGGAGGTTAGCGCATAGCACACGCACCGGCAAAGAGTCAATTACCTTTGCCGGTGCGGTGATTGTAAAGGTCAGGAGCTTGGCGGGGGCGGCGGCGGAGGTGCCGGACGACGCCTCTTATTGCAGCTGCACACGATCCATTCACCCCCTTCCCGGGTGGACACGACGCGACAGCATCCGCATCACAATCCGCACCGCGTCACGCTCCACATCCGCATGCGAGCGACCCCACGCCACCTGCGGACGACCCGCAGCCACCAACGCCTGCGGCTCCCCGCTCGCCACCCGCGCGCGCATCTTCGGCACCGGGAAACCAGGCACATTGACCGCGAGCAGCCCAACCAAGCGGAGCTGGCCGCCGATCCGCCGCCAGTCCCCAGACACCTGCCCGGCTGCCTGCAACTCGTACACCCGCAACGGATCCGCACCCGGCCGGATCGACCCCGCCACCCAGATCCCATGCGCATCGTTGCCGACCGCGACATCGGCGACCGCCGACCCGGTGTTGTCGTAGTGCTCCGCCGCAGGGGACGCCCCCAAGCTGATGTGCGCGTGCCCGGTACCCAAGGTGATCTGACCGACCGCCACCCGCGACCCGTCCGCGCAAACAACCTCACCAGTGCGGTAGTACGGGTGGTCGCTCTCTCGCGGAGCCTGCACACAACTGCCGTCGAATCCGATGTGGCATACGCCCCACTGCGCAGCGTGCCCGTAAATCCGGCCGTCGTCCGTCACCGTGATCGGGGTGGGCAGGCTGAGCTTCGGATCCGAGAACCAGGCGGCAGGCGGCTTCCACACCCCACCCGACGCAGCCACCGCGTGCAACGCGCGGAACGGCTCCGGCTCCTGGCCCGCGTCCCGCAGGTGCTTCGCCACGTGGTCGTACACGCCGCGCCGGTCCGCGTCCGGGATGCTCGCCCCGCCGCGCGCGCCGTGCAGGGCACCGATCGCCGCCGAGCACGCGGCGAGGTTCGCCGCGCCAACGCTGCCGTCCGCCGACACCTCATGGTGGAGGAACTTCGCCGCACTCTTGGGGAGTTCGCCGTCCTCGACCGCGCCGCCGTCGTACCAGCCGTACGCGGCCCGCGCCTTATCCACCGTCAGCGGGCCGTTGATGCGCTTCTCGTTCGCGCCCGCGTCCCACGGCCCGTCGGAGGTGGCGGTGTCGTGGGTGCCGACCGCGCCCATCTCCTGCACCGCGAGCGCCTGGACCGCGGCTTCACCGACGGGCTGGCCGCCGGCCACGATCGCGCCGGCCTCGTCGAGGAGCGCGACGTACGCCTCGGCGAACGCGGGGATGTCGACGAGGGTCGCGGCGCGGATGCGGCCGCCGTGGAAGATGACTTTCTCCGGCTGGGCGAAGAGCATCTCGAAGAGGTCGCCCTCGTCGTCCATGCCTTCGTTGACGTCTTCGGGGAAGACGTATTCGACGTCGGCGTCCGCGATGCTGTCGGCGTCGATGGAGACGCCGCGGATGAATTCGCCTTTGATCATGTCGTGGACGCGCTGGCCGTCCGCTTCGGCGAGGTTGAGGACTCCGGCGCCCATGATCTTGTTGCCGTCGCGCCACACCTTGTCGATGCGGCCGACGTTGACGGCGACGGTGTGGGGTTCGCCGCCGTGGGAGTCTTCCTTGTTCCAGCGCAGCGGGATGGGGAGGTCTGCCCACTGCAGGGCGCCCTCGGCGAATTCGCGGCCGTCGCCGGTGACGATGCCTTCGACGGCGAGGACGCCTTCCCACGGGGCGGTCTCGCCCGCGTAGTCCATGTCGTCGTCGTCGGGCTTGTCGTCGTCTTCGGCGTACAGCGCGGCCTGTTGTTCCAGGGCTTGCGCCTCGGTTTCGTGGCAGCCCATCAGTTCGGCGCCGTCTTCCTTGACGACGGCCCACGGCGTATCGGCGCCGCAGTCCGGGTGATCCTGCTCGACGCGATACGGCATCGTGCCCTCCATGTCGGTGGTTTGGTGCGGCATTGTGTCCGCGGAAGCCGCCAAGATCATTCCGGCGGCTGCTGCCTGCTCATCGGCCTGCGGCCACACGGTCACCAACGTGCCCCGGCAACGGGACCCGCCGAGGCAGCCCGTGTAGCCGCCGGACGGGTACGCAGCGCGGGCATCGGGCAGCGTGGTGTAGCGGGTGCCGTCGATGTCCCTGCATGGGGCACATGAGTTGCGATCAAGGATTTCGCTGGCCGTGTACTCGGCCGGGGGTGCGACCGCGAGAACGGCCATGCGGCCCTCGTTCTGCGCGGCGCTCATGGCCGCCCCAACCTGCTCCTCCACTGCCGCACCCGACAGTCCGGCGAGGTGCTCGTCCACCTGGCCCGCAACCTCCTCGGCCGAGCCGGAACCCCACACGCGCATCGCCTGCCGGACCGCGGACTGCACCAGGCCTACGCCGAGCACGCGGGCTGTCGTACGGCCGACCTGTCGTAGCCGGTCACGGATCGCCGCCGCGGTGACCGCCTCGTCGTCGAGGGACCACTCGGGAATGTCGACGCCTTGGGCTTCGGCTTCGGCCTGCTGGGCTTCGCCTGCCTCCCGCGCGTACGCGATCATGCGGGCGATCAGGAGACGCGAGCCGTCGTCGGTGTCCACGGTCAGCCCGTCGAGGCGGTCCAAGTCGTCGGCCTCGGCGGCGGCCTGGATGCTGGCGGTGACCTCGGCGCGCATCGCCTCCTGCACCGTGGCCCACGCCTCCACCGTGCCGTCGACCGCTTCGTGCCACGCCTTGTCCATCTGCGCGAAGTCGGCGTGCGAGGCAAGCTCCAACTGGGTGGGCTGACGGCGCAGCGGACCAGCCGCCGCAGCCGTCACCGGCTCGGTGCGCACAGTTCCCGTCACAAGAACCGGAACAGGCAGATGGGCTTCGAGGGCGTCCCGCACCATGGAGACCGCCACGTCGCCGCCCTCGCCGGTCTCGACCTCGACACGGATCGACGGCAGGGGCGAGCCGTCAGCCGCGGCCGTGGGCTGCCGGTGCTTCTCCGTCTGCCGGGCCTGCGCCGGAGTCATGCGCTTCGGCGCCCGTCGAGACCGCTTACCGCTTCGCGAACCCATTGCTACTCCGAGGGGAGACGGTGGTCAGAAAACCCGTGGTGTCCAGATGCGGGGACAGCCGGCCGATCGTGAGCTGCCCGAACGCGCTCAGCCGTGCCTCGTACACGCCCGACGTTCCGGGTCTCGGTAGCGTCTGCAGCTTGGCTGCCGCGTGCGTGAACGGGCAGCTGTAGGCGTGCGAGGAACACAGCGCCGGGTGCAGCAGGTCCGGCGGACGGCCAGCAGCGAACCGGACGGCGTGCAACGCTTTCGCCTGTTGGGCCATCCGCTCCGCGCGTGCTTCGGCCGCCGCCTGCCGGGCTGCTTCGTCTGTCGGTGGCGGTTCGTCGCGGGTGGCGGGTGCGGCGCGTTCCTCTGCCTGCGGGGCGTCGTCCTGTGCTGCTACCGCGGCGGGTGTCTGGGCTGCGACGGGGGTGATCTCGACGCGTTCGCCGACGAGTTGAGACAGGGCAGATCCGGCGCCGGAGGGCAGCGTCTTGATGATGACCTTGAGGGCCTGCTCCTTCAGCTCGTCGCCTTCGGGCCGGTCGTCCTCGTTAAAGCCGGTCTCGCGACGGAGTGCGGCGCCGTTGATCTCCAGCCGGTCGTACAACTGGACTGCGTCGTCGCTGCGGTCGGGGCGCAGGGTCAGTTCGCTCATGTCGTACCAGACGACCCAGGTTGCCCAGTCCTCCACGCCGGAGGCTTTGAGGCGCGGCTGGAGGTAGCCGGTCGTCAGCGCCTGAGAGACGAGTTCAGCGTCGGGGGCCGTGTTGACCTTCAGGCTCGTCTCGTCGGCGATCCATGCGGAGTTGCCAGTGAAGAAGACGTGCCCGTTATCTTCGGCCAGCCACGATCGGTTGGGGGTGGTCGGGCACCAGATGGTTCCGGTGTGGGTGAACTCCTCGAAGGATCGGCCACGCGGGGCGAACGTCAATGACCTGTTCGTGGACGAAACGACGTGCTGAGTCTTGAGACGAGGCCCGTTGGCAGATGCGCCCAAGCCGGTTACTTCGTATCGGTTGACCGAGCGTCCCGACAGGATGCACGCGAGCTCAAATGCATCGCACATCGCCGGATCCTTCTGGCCGAAGGTTGAGGAATCCTTCGCCGTCACGTGCCCATCGCCCCGGACGGCGGTATCAATGAACAACTCAAGCTGCGCAGCGGTGAGCCGCTGAACGAACTCCGGCGTGACGACACGTCCCGGAGCGTGTTCGAGAATGACCTCCGCAGCAGCCGAGTTGAGGATGAAGATGGTCAGCTGACCGCTGCGCTTGACTCGCTCACGCCAGCGCGGCGCTGAGTCACGCAGCTTCGCTTCCTTGGCGAGGTACTTGGCCACCATGGCTCCCGAGACGCCGAGGCGACGGGCGATCTCCACGTTTGGCATCTTCGGGTTTTCGGCCCGCAGGCGCCGTGCTTCTGCACGGCGCGCCACGGACTCCGGTGTCGCGTATCGGCCTCCTTTGTCGAGGCTTTCGCTCGCTGGCCCAAAGAGGGCAGTCAGGGCGCGGCGGATACGTGCGCAGTTGTCGGGGTTCACTATGTGCGACTGGTGGATGATGACCTGCGGCGTATTCCGCCCCTCACGGACTCCTCGGTTGCCTTCGGTGAAGTACCAGGCGACCAACTCGACTAGGGCGTCCTGGTACTTGGGCTCTGTGGGGAGATCGGCACTCGGCGCGGCCAGAACGAGGTACTCGTGTCGCTGGGCGTCGTCGCCTGCCGCCTTGGCCGCCTGCATCAGCTCGGCGGTCGTGGTCCAGTCCCTGCCTCGCTTACGCGCCAAGCCGGACAGGATCGGCCAGCGGTGGTTGAGCGTGGTGGTCGAGGTGTGACGTCGCCCGGTGATGGTCACCATCGGTTCGTCGACCACGTCCCAGGTGTTCACTGCGAGCAGTGGTTGCCACTCGGAGAGTCCGGTGTCGTGGTTGAGCGTCAGCACCTCCTCGCCCACGGTGAGTTGGTCGTACGTCTTCCACCCTGCCCGCGTCATGATTCGCACGTTGTCCAACGTACACCAGTGGTTTAGCTCACCCATTCCGAGCAACACTTCTGGTGGGACGTTGAGTTGGGAGGCGAGGCGTTTGATCGCTGAGTCCCGCTTCTCGATGATCTTGTCGTCGGAGCGCAGCGTGAAATCAATGTGCGCGATCTTGTCGACGTACTCGCCCGGTACCCGGATCGGCATCGGCACCACGGCGGCGGCCGTGCCGGGGGTGCTGATCGCGGTCTTCGCGTTCTCGATCCACTCGGCCATGAACGGATCGGGGGCGTCTGCGAACTCCTCGCGTACGGGGAAGGTGATCTCGTCGGGGAAGACGACGACTCCGGCCGACGCCAACCGGCTGAGGTACTGGGCGGTGATGTGCCGGTTGACGAGCTCCAACTCGCGCATCGTCGACCTGGCGGCGCGGGCGGGGCTGTCGGCGATGTGGTGGAACCTTTTGTTCGGCCGCCACACCCGGATCGGCGCCATGGATTCGGGGGCGAGGGGGCGCCACTGGTCGCCGGTGCGGGGGCTGTTTTCGTCGAGGACTTCGTACTTGCCGCGGGCGGCGCGGACTTCGTCGATGCTGCGGACGGACCATTGTTCGATGCCGTTGACGTTCTCGACGATGAGGTATCCCTCGCCGGGGACAGTCAGCTGGGTGGCGAGTCCGGCCATGATTTGGGCTTGGCCGCCGACGCCTCCGGCGAAGTTGGTCATGAGGTCGACGGCGGTTCCGGCGTTGGCGCGTACGGGTTCGTCGGTGCCGGGTTCGATTTTGGCGGCGTAGAGGCGGATGCGTGAGAGGACGTTGGCTTCCCAGTCGGCGGCGTACCGGAATTCGCCGAGGTTTTGGTAGTACTCCCAGGCTTCGTTTTGCCAGGTGTCGGGGGTGCGGAGGAGTTCGGTGCGGGGGCTGGTGACGGGTGCGGCTGAGGCGGTGAGTGTCTTCGGTTCTTCGGTTGGGAGGGGCAGGGGTGTGGGCAGCGGACGCCGTCGGCTGAAGGCGTGATACCAGGCCACGAGTGCCTCCACTTAGGGCGGTTGGCTGTCGCGGGGCACGGTAGGCGCGGGCTCGTAAAGATCATTCCGGGGCGAATTCGGAATTGAATTAGGTGGGCCGGTAAACCTAATTGCTTTTTGCCAAATCGGTGCGGTTAATGCATTCTGATTTCGCGCCGCCGCTTTGAACTGAAGGCGCTCAACTCGTCACGCCTGCCACGGTGAAGGGAAGTTGCTGATGAGCCGGGACTACATCGCCGACATGAACGCCGCGATCGAGGACGCCATCCCGGAGGGGGATTACACGGCGCCGCTCGTCGCCGCCGATCTGGTGGAGAAGCTGCGCGCCGAGGACCCGGACCTGCTGTCGGGCTGGTTGGAGGTGAAGGCGGCCGTCTTCTTGGCGGATGCGGTGGCTCGGCGGTCGAACAGTCGTCGGCAGGCGGCACGCGTGTCGGCGCCGCGTCGGGCATTCGCGGAGGCGGCTCGGTCGTTCGCGGACTCGGGGGATGTTGCGGTGCTGAGTCCGTTCGCTGCGGAGTATGTGGTGGACGAGGAGAACACGCGGCGGACGGTGGCGCGGATGACGGCGGAGGATTGCCGGTTCGTGGCTGGTCGGTATGACGAGACGGCGCGGCAGGCGAAGTTGGAGGCATCGTTTCATCGGGCGGTCGCGAAGAAGCTCGGTGACCGGGTGGTGGGCGACGTGTTCACGGAGGAGCAGTACCTGACGATGTACCGCTCGGTGACGGGGAAGTCTCAGGCTCCGGTGGCTGCTGCTGCGTGAGCGGGTTCGTGTTCTGGCCGATGCACCGCGCCCCACACCGAGACGACTCCCCCCGTCATAGCTTCCCTCCTCCGGTCATCCCGCTCCGACATCCCCACCCGTCTCGTTCCATCGCCACCCTTCCCTCGTCGACCTCCCGGCGCATCCCAATACGCCACAAGCCGCGCCGACTTCCCAGTGCCCAGCAATCCGCTTCACACCTCGGCGACTGCCCCACCCCATACGCCGCATTTCTTGCCGCTCCCCACCGACTTCGCATGCCTTCGCCACCCGAGCCCAGCCGACTTCCCGTCCCACGCAATGCCCTCCCTTCCGATCCATGCCGACTACCCGGCCCGTCTCTGGCCCGTTCCTCGCTTCTCCGCCCACCTCCCGCCGACTCCCCTCTTCAGCCCTTCCCCGCCCTTGCCTGCCGACTTCTCACCACGACCCGACGCGACTCCGTTCTGCCCGCCACTATCCGACTATTCGTCCCCAGCCATCGCGTCACGGCACCGTACGTACCCTCCCAGCCCCCGCCGACGTACCCCACCCACGCCGCGCACCCCGACCCACGTCGACAGCCCAGCCCAGGACCGGCTCACCACAGCCCAACCGCGCCAGCCCGTACCGACTCGCCACACCGACCCGAGCCCCTCCCAACCCGAACCGACCTTCCAAGTCGAGCCCACACCGCACATCCCCGCCCGCACCGACAACCCAGTTCGTGCCTCACCCGGTCCCCCCGGCCCATACCGACTACCCGCCGCGCCCCGAGACCGCCCGCCACATCACACCCCGCACCTACACCTGCCGACGACCCCAGTCGCCACCGCCCGCACGCCCCGACCCCGACGACTAACCGGCCCCACCCACCTCCCCGCGCCACTGTTCCGCCCTACCCGCAGCGACAAGCCCAGCCATCCCCGGAACGGCCCCCGCCTCACCGACTAGCCACCACCACCAGGAGAACCCCATGACCAGCGCCTTCGCCACCTACACCACCACCGCATGGCCCCACCGCTACAACGCCACCATCACCGCCCACAACCTCGCCGGAGGCGTCCCCTCAGACCCCAACGTCGCCAAAGGCTGGCTCGGAACCAAACTCGCCGACAAGGACGACCTGATCCGGGACCTCGTCGCGCAGACCATGGTCGAACGCGGCATCACCGCAGACGAAGCCGCCGAGCAGGTCGACAAGCTGAAGCACCTCAACGGCTTCAAGCGCAACGAACACGGCCTCTACATCGAAGGCCGACAGCTCAAGGCCGCGATCAAGGAAGCCGCCGGAGTCGCGCGAGCAGCCGAAAAGCTGAAGATGAAGTGGGGTGCCACCAACAAGGGCGTCCTCGGGTTCGTCGCCGAACACATCATGGTCGTCGAGGATGTCCTCCAGCTCGACGTCACCGAGCCCTCCCGGATCCTCCAGTCGTTCCCCAAGAACCCGCGCACCGGTCAGACCGGCATCCAGTACACCGAGATCATCGACAAGACGTCGTTCGACTTCACGATCATCGCCGACCACAAGTTCACCGACCAGGAATGGGCCATGCTCTGGCTCACCGGCGAACAGCAGGGCATCGGCGCATCCCGCTCGCAGGGCTTCGGCCGGTACGAGGTCACCCGTTGGGAGCCGCAGACGGACTGACCAAACGCCAGGGGAGCCGCCTGCGGAACGCCCGTACGCAGACGGCTCCCCACCCCACCACAAGAGCCCGGGGGGAACCGGCCCTCGTCGTCACCATCCCACAGGAAACGTCACGCCCATTCCTGCGCCGCCAGCAACGCACCGAGCGCCCACGTCGCCAGCCACACCAGCAGCGGCACCGGCAGGCCAACCGCCGCCCACACCCCACCCGTCACCCCGAGCGCGACCCAACCGCTCGCACACCACGGGCACGACAGCAACTCGGCAAGCCAGAACGGCGACCGCTTCCACCGGTACAGGTAGCGCTGCTCCCCCTCCGGGTTCACGGACCATGCCTTGCGCAGCTCCACCGCCTTGTCACCGGGGAGGGCGCCGCCGAAGAGGAGATGCTGCTCCTCCGCCGTCAGATCCCGCCAGCCCCCGGCGAGCCGGTCACGCAACCACACCACCGGCGGAAAAGTGTCCGCCACGACGAGCCGCGTAAGGCGGTAGGTCGCCAGCGACATCACAACGAGCAGCAGCCCCAGGTCCATGGCGGTCACCGTACGCGCCCGCCAACGATCTGCTTTCTGGCCAACTCCCCACCCAACGAACCCTGACCACGCGACGCCGTACCAACCAGCTTCAACTGCCAGGCCGGCCACACCATCGCGTCCAACCGGTCCGGCGACCAGCCCAACTCCGGATACCAGGTGGCGAGCTGGTCTTCCAACTCCTCGAACACCCCCGCCATATGCCAACGCCCCTGAGAACTCAGCGCGGCGACTGGCTGCGCGCGCACCACCTTGCCCCGGGTCGCGGTGACCGTCCGGATCGGGATGTCCACGCCGAGCGCCTCGGCCGCCGTGCGCAGCGTGGCCACACACATGGCCCCGCCGTAGTTGACCTCACAGGTCAACTCGTCGGCCTCCCAGTCGATCGCGGCCTGCACCGCACGCCGCCCCCACTGGTCCGGTGACAGGCGGCACGACCGGTCGTCGAGGACGTACCCGTGATGCTGAGGCCGGCCGCCATCCCCCGGGAGTACGAGCCCCGACTTGCCGACCACGACGATGCCCTGTTCCCCGGCCCCGCCGGACGGGTCGACGCCAACGGAGATTCGCTTCAGCTCCGGCACCTCGTCCGGCCGCACCCGGGTTTCCTCCAGCGTCGCCCGTGTCCACAGTGCGTCCGCGACCTCGTCGATCAGGCGCCCCTGGAGTTCCTGCGCGCCGATGTCGGTACCCGCGTACGTGTCCTCCAGGGCGTCCTTGACGGACTGTTCGAGGTGCGGGTTGTCGTACATCGTGGCGTGCGTGTGGACGACCCCGGCGATCTCGCCTGCGAGCATGCGCTTCAGGAGCGGCCGGGGCTTCGGTGTGGTCGCCGCGATCCAGTGCGGGCGCGGGCCCGAGCGGAGGCCGAAGCGGAGTTGGTCGTAGGCCTGTTCCATGTACCGCCACGCGGCGAACTCTTCGAGGACAGCGAGGCACGAGTTGCCGCCGGCGCGGAGGCGTTCGACGTCTTCGGGGCTGTGGCTGCCGAAGAGTTTGGCTTGGCTGCCGTTGGGCCAGCGGATGACCATGCCGCCGGGGGCTTGGACGAGGCGTGCGCCGGGGTCGGCGTTGCGGATGCCGCCGGGGCCTTCGTACATGGAGGTGACGCCGTCGCCGAGGGTGGGGGCGATGATGGCGATCCAGTGGGGCACCGGTCCTGGCAAGCACGCCTTTCCTGCCACGTGCTGGCGGACGTACTCGGCGCAGGCTTTCGATTTCCCGGCGCCTCGGCCGGCCATGAGGAGCCATCCCGTCCACTCGCCCGGGGGCGGCTTCTGGTGGGGTTGCGGCTGCCAGCGGGGTTTGAGGTGGGCGCCGAGGAGCGCGGCTGCGCGCTGCGCGATCTGTGCCCGGTCCTCGGTGGTCATGTGGGGATTGTGGCTGCTGTTCGGGCGTGTGCTGTCCGGAACGGGGTCCGGTCGTTGCCTCGTACGCTGGCCGTGCGCCAGGGGTTGCTTGTGTCCCGTCATTGACCCGTCGGCGCCCCCGGGAAGAAGCGCACAGGGGCGCCACTCAGCGGCGGCGGGCGTCGCCGCGGTTCGGTCGGCCGCTGGAGTTGTGCGGCCCGTGGTGCCACGTCCACGTCTTCGCCGGATAGTGCACGATCTTCGCGCCAGCGGCGATGCAGCCTTTGGTGAAGCGGAAGTCTTCGCCTTCGCCAGTGAATCCGACCTGCTGCGCGAGGGTGGTGCGTACGAGGATGGTGATGGTGGTCGAGTGTGGGTGGGCGTCGTCCCATAGCTTGCCGAAGAACATGGGGAACGGGTCGCGCCCCCCGACCACGCGGAACCACGGGTACACGTAGTCGGCGCCGGTCTGTTCGGCGTAGGCGAGGAGTTGTTGCAGGTGGGTGGGGTCCATCTCGTCGTCGGAGTCGAGGAACGCGGCCCATTCGGTGGTGACTTGGTCGAGGCCGCGTTGCCGAGTCTTGGCGGCGCCTTGTCCGAGGGTGTCTTCGACGGTGATCAGCAGGTGGGGGATGGTCTGCGCGTTGACGGAGTTGATGGCGCGTTGCAGCATGCCGTTCCGCTTGCGGGCCGCATGGTACGGGACGACCACCGTCACGACCGGCTTCACTCGGTCTTCTCCTTGCCCTCCGGACACGGCTCGAACGCGGGGCCAACATAAAGCTCCAGGGGCGCGGCAAAGTTGAATGGCTCTCCGTCCTCGGGGGTGATCACGACGTTCGCTGTGGCCTCTCCTTCCAGCCGTTCCATGCGCTGGGCCTGGAGTCCTCCGCAGGTTGGGCACAGCCGCACGTCGTGAATGCAGTCGTCGCTCACCGCGGGCTTCCTATCCACAAGATCTCATTGTCGCCCTGGATGCGCAGCTCCCTCGTCTTCCACGGGCGCAGGCCGTAGTCGGCGTGCGCGGCCTTCGTCCCGTCGAGGTAGTGGAACGACTCCACGCACCAGAAGCTCACGTGGGTGGGGTCGGCGAACGCGTGCCACGTCCCGCTGAGCGCGTTGGGCACGCGGATCTCGAACACGCCGCCGGGGTGGAGGACACGGTGGGCTTCGTTCATCACCGCGATCCGCGGGTCTCCGGCGGGGATGTGTTCCATGACGTGGGAGGCGCGTATGCCCTCGATGGTGTGGTCGCCGGTGGGCCAGGGCGTGTCTTGTGCGAGGCGCCGCCATGGGCCGGTGCCGTGCGTCGGATCGAGGTTGATCCAGCCGCGTTGGGCGAGTTTCCCGCCGCCGATCTCGATACTCGCCATCAGTGTCTGCCGCTTCCCTCGTACTTCAGCCACGCGTTCGCCAAATGCGTGCCCGGCAACGCCACCGGCTTCAACTTCGCCTGACGCAGCACGTACGGCTGCGACACCTGATCCCGCGCCGAACCCGCCTCGACCTCCCGCGCCCACGCCGCACCCGTCCGCTTCACCGCGGCCGTGTGCTTCCGCGCGATCACACCCGACGCCCATAGCCCCCAGTGCTCCGGATGTCCGGCGTCCCGGTACCGCTTGGTCTGCCACGCCGCCGCACCATCGGGGTCCTTGCCGAGCGCGGCCACCTCCACGGCCTCCAAGTAGAGGCAGTCCCGCCACGGGTGCACGAACTGCGCGATCGGCGTCGCCAACTCCAGCAAGCTCGCAGCGAAGTCCGGCGACGTGACACGGAACGACGCGTCCACCCAGATCGAGGCGCCTGCGTCGGTGTACCGCCACGGCTCGAACTTCGGCCGCTTCGCCGCACGCACTGGCGGCACATCCGGGCGCGGCTCATGCACGACCGTCCAGCCCTGCGCGGCATCCGCATCTGGCGGCGTGTCGGTGACGAGGATCCACTCCACCTCGACGCCGTCCTGCGGCATGACGGGCTTGATCGTGTCGTAGGCGTCGTAGCACGCGGTCACGATCGCGATATCAGCGGCCATCGCGGTACCACCTCACAGTCTCGGCAATCCGGTCCCAATCGAGTTCCGGCTTCCAGTCCAACCGGTCCCAGCCCTCACCCGTCGCGGTGATCTGCACCGGCACCTCACCCGCACGCATCGGCAGGTACTCGATGCCCGCCTTCGACCCGGTCTCCTTCAGCACGAACTCCGCGAGCTCGTTCACCGTGACCGCCACGCCGGTTCCAGCGTCGAACGTCTCGTCATCCCCGTATCCGGTGGCTTCGACGAGCATCCGCCCGACGTCGTCGGCGTGGACGAGGTCCATGGCCTGCTCACCGTCGCCCCAGATGGGCAGCGGCCGGTTCTCCCACGCGGCGCGGGCGAAGGTGGGGAGAATCTTCTGCGGATGGCCCGGCCCGTAGTGCTGGTAGGGGCCGTACCCGTTGAACGCCCGGACCGTCGACACCGGCAGCCCGTAGGCGTGGTGCCAGGCGGTGGTCAGCCTGCGGGCGGCGACCTTAGTCGCGGTGTACACGCTGGGGAACGGGTCCGGCATCGACACGCCGACGTAGCGGGCGTCGTGGTCGCGGCACCACTCCAGCATCCGGAGTGTGCCGATGACGTTGACGTGGATGGCGGTCTCCGCCATGTCGAACAACTCGCTAGTGCCGAGGACCCCGGCGAGGTGAATCACCGCGTCCGCACCCTCGAGCGCACTCAGGCTGCCGAGGACGTCGAGGCCCTGCGTACGGTCGAACGCCCACACCTCATGCCCCGCGGCCTCGGCGGCTTCGATGGTGGCGCGGCCGAAGAAACCGGCACCACCTGTTACTGCGATCTTCAACGTGTGCTCCTGTTCACCATGGGGTCCGCCCCCACTTCGCCTTGAAGGTCTCGCGGTCTCGACCTGCCTGGGTCTGAAGCTCCGGCCGTTCGTACATGGACCCGTTGGGGCAGCGGTGCTCAACCGCCAGGCCGGGGACGAGGAGCGCCCCGCCCTTCTCCCGCGCCTCCCAATCCACCGAATCGTCCGAAAACCACCAGGCCATCGACTCGTCGATGCGCAGCCCCGCCTCGCCGCGCAGCATGTAGGCGTAGCCCGTGATCCGCGTCCGCAGGTCCACCGGCTCAGCCTTCGTGTGGAGGATCTGCCGCCGGCCGCCGTGCTGGTCGGGGTAGGCGAGCACCGCCGGCCCGGAGCGCATCGCCTTCGACAGGCCGTCGATCCAGCCAGGCGGCACGGTCACGTCCGAGTTGAGGACGGCGATGTCCCATGCGTCTGCGCCGTGTCGTGCGGCGGCCGAATCGACGAGGGCGAGACCGATGTTCCACAAGGCGCTGATGTTCGGCGGGTCCAGCGGGGCCCGTACGGCACGGACCTTGCCGTACCACTGGGCGACGTCGATCGGCGGATCGGACTGGTTGTCGATCACGAACACGGTGTCGACCTGGTCCACGACGGAGCCGACGCACTCGGTCAGCAGGTCGTGCCGGTTCCGCGTCGGGATGACCGCAGCCCGGTAGATGCCGGTCACGCGGCGAGCCACTGCGGATTGTCGCCGTACCACTTCACGATGTCGGAGAGCGTCTCGTCGAGGGGCCGCGGACCAGGCCAGCCCAGCTCAGCCAGCTTCGACCCGTCGAGCGCGTATCGGTGGTCGTGGCCTGGGCGCTGGCCGTGATAGTCGATCAACTCGTAGTCCAGGGTGCGCCCGGCCGCTGCCGCCATGCGCTGCGCGACGTCGAGGTTGGTCGCCTCCTCGCCGACGATGTTGTAGCGCAGCGGGCCGGTGGGCATCGTCGGGTAGTACGTGAGCCGCTCGTCGCCGTCGAAGTGCTGGGTGAGCCACAGCCAGGCGGCGGCGAAGTCGCGGGCATCGACCCAGCAGCGGGAGCCGGAGACTCCTTCAGGGCTGGCGTGGACGGTGAGTTTCTCTCCGCGGTAGATGGCGCGGGCGATCTTCGGGATGAACTTCTCGGACGCCTGCGGGGCAGGTGAAAGAAGATTCATCGTGTTCGTCACGATCAAAGGCACGCCGAGCGCGCGCCAATACGAGTAGGCGATCGCTTCCTGCGCGGCCTTCGACGCGGCGTACGGGTTGGAGGGGCGGATGCTGTCCCACTCGTGATGCCGGTAGCCCTCGGCGGCCGGCCCGAATACCTCGTCGGTGGACATGTGGAGGAACAGCCGTGGCTTCGCCAGGCGGGCGTACTCCAGCATGTTCAGCTGGAGTTCGACGTTGTTCCGGACGAACGGCACCGGCCCGGTCAGGGAGCGGTCGACGTGGGATTCGGAGGCGATGTTCCACACGTAGTCGACGGGGCCGATCTGCTCGGCGAGGACCGGCGTGATCGGCAGGGCGAGGTCGTGGGCGATGACGTCGACCCGGTTGCGGGCGTCGGGCTGTGCGTCGAGGACGGCGTTGATGCGGGCGCCGTCGCCGTGGTGCCGGTAGGAGACGGGGCACGTCACGTGCCAGTCCGTGTTGGCGAGGACGTGGGCGAGGACGGTGGAGCCGACGAACCCGGACGCCCCGGTGAGCAGCAGGCGCGTCACTTGGCCACCTCGGCTTCCGTGCCCTCCGTCTGCGTGGCGCGATGCTCACGGGCCCAGTGCTGCTGGGCGACGAAGACCAGGTCTCGAAGGCTGGGCGGGGCGACGTGGACGGCCCACTGCTTCCTCCACACCTTGTCGTCGTGCGGGTGGACGCATTCGAGGAGGATGCCGTCGTGGCCGACGCGGTTGAAGTTCTCGTCTTCCTCGGGCGCGGCGCGGATCGTGAAGTCGGCGAGGGCGAGAAGCCCATCTCGGGTGAGGAGCATGCGCGGCAGGATGCCAGCGGATCCGTGATGGTCATTCCGGACGTGTGAGAGGGCGGCAGCCGAGGAGGAGACTGCCGCCCCGCAGGTGGTGCCGGCCCTGTCAGGCGGACGGGGTGACGGCGAGGAGCGTCACCTGGAACTGGCCGGCCGTGGGCGCGCTGGTGAAGGCGACGCGGGCCGTGTTCTTGTCGACCGCCGTCACGGTCGGGCTGGTGCCCGTCAGGTCGCCGGACGCGACGCCCCGGACGATGGGGAGGACGTCGAGGCTGTCGAGGTTGTGGGTGAGGGTGAACGTGCTGTCGCTGCCGTTGCCCACGGTGGTGGTGTAGGCGCGGGAGGCGGCGTCGTGGGCGAGGTCGATGGTGGTGCAGACTTCGCCGCCGTCGTTGGGGAGCTGGGTGCAGACCTTTATCACGGTGGTCTCCTTTGACCGTCCGGAACTTGGGCTTCCAGTTTCCCATGAGGCACCGTCAACCCGCCTCCAGCAAGCGCCTCTGCGCCGCCTCCAACGCCGCAACGCGCTGCTCATGCGTGAGTTCCGCTGCGTCGAGCGCGGCTCCGAGCGCGTTCGCCACCAACTCCCCTTCGAGATCCAAGCGTCGTTCCAAGGCCACCATCACTCCAGCGTCTACAGCTTGCTTCGCCGTGGTCGCGGCGAGCTTGCGTTCGCTGCGTGATTCCTCCAGCCACGGCCTGAGTTCGTCCGGCGGCTTCAGCGGATCCCCGCCCGCAGCGACGTGCTCACGGAGCCGCTCCGTGATGATGGTGTCGACGTACGCGGCACGCCCGGTAGCTGTCCGTACGAGGCCGAGCAGTGCTTCGTGTGGGCTGATGTTCCGTTCGGCTGCGAGTTCTTGTGCCATGGCCCACGCCTCCTCGACGTGTCGGTGTCCGCCGCGGTGCCAGGAGCAGGTACCCAGTCCCGGGTGGCTGGTGTTGTGTCCGGCTCGGTGTGCGCAGGGGCGGCCGTTGAGGTTGCGGGCGGGGCACCGCGCCGGGTAGGCGGTCATGACGTGATTGTGACCCGACCAGGCGCGGTGATCTTCCGGAAGGAAGGGTCCTACTTCACACTGCCCGTGAAAATCGCGGCCTCCGACTCGAAGTCCGGACTCACCTCAATCTGCAAAACCTGCTCCCCCTTCGGCAACTCACAACCCCACGGCACATTGATAGACCGTCCAGCGAGCAGCTTCGTCGTCGGCGACCCGTCGAGGCCCTCATCGAAGACGGACTCGGACGTCTGGCCGTCTTCACCGTAGGAGCAGTTCGCCGTGAGCCCGGTCGCGTCGACCGTGGAGGACGAGCCGTTGACGACCTTGATCGTGAACTTCACGTAGGGCGTTTTCTCCGGCGACGCGAACTCAGACGACGTGGCCCGCGCGAACTTCGACAGGCTGACCTCAACGTCGTTCTCGTAGGCGACGGTGTCGGTGAGCGCGTAAGGCCCGTCGCTGCCGCCGGTCTCCTCCGCCTCGTCTGCGGGCTCGTCGGCCGGCTCTTCGGCGGACGGGGTGACGGTGACGTCGGGGGTGGACGGTTTGGAGCTGGCGGTGTCGTTGGTGGTGCAGGCGGCGAGCGGCAGCAGCAGGAGCGCGGCGAGCGTGGCAGTGCGGGTGTGGCGCATGGTTCCCCCCTTGGTGCGGTGTTTCGTGAGATGGCGGACGTTATCGGATGTAGGCGGTGTGTGAAGGGGTGGGGTGGTTCTGTTACCGGGCTGGAGCGAATCGGTGAAGACGAAAAGGGCCCGCTCCCGGGGGTGGGGGCGGGCCTTCGACGTGCGCGGGGTCATGCGGTCAGAAGCCGCCGCCGGGGAATGTCGGGCGTCGCTGCTCGCCGTACAGGGTGTCGACGTAGCGGACGAACTCCTTGGCCGGGCTGTGGATGCTGTTCCAGTTCCGTTCGAGGGCTTCGCGGATCTGCTTGGCCTCGGCCTCCGTGAACTCGATTCGGAGGGTGCCGTCGTCGGTGACGGTGATGACCTGCATGGGTTGCTCCTGTCGTGTCGGGCGGTCAGGCGGCGGGCCGGTAGGGGCCCCACTCGCCGCGCAGCATCGGGTTGTGCGGGCGATACTCGGCTTCAAGCGGCAGGTCCGACCACACGAGGGTCGTGATGCCGAGGTCCAACGCGGCGGCCACACGGTGGTGCCCGTCGACCAGCCACGGCTGACCCTGGAAGGTGCGGATCATGACGGGGAGCGCCATGCCGTCGCGGCGTATCTCCTCCAGCAGGCCGGCGTAGTGGGGGCTGCGCCGCTTGTGGTCGAGGACGTCCCGAACCGTGTAGCAGTCGGGGGTCTCGTCGTCGTCGGGGGTGAGCATGTCGAGGACGTCCGTGACGGGGATGATGCCGAGCATGGCGGGCTCCTGTCGTGTCGGGCGGAACGGTGGGCTGGTTACGAGCGTGGGGTCCAGCGCAGTAGCGAGTGGCCGTGGCCGGTGATGACGACCTGCCCGTCGACGCGGACTATGTGCCCGCGCTGCTCGGCGCCGGCGGCGTTCGCTTCGACAGCGCCGGAGCAGCTGCCGGAGGGGCCTGCCTTCCAGGTGAGTCCGCCGTCGGTGGAGAGGTCGGTGTCGTATTGCTTGGATTCGTCGAGGTTGAGGTTGCGCATGGCGGGTCTCCGTTCGGTTAGGCGGCGAGCGGCCTACCAGTTCTTCTTCAGCGCCCAGGTCTTGTTCTCCTTGTCGAGTTCGACGACGTAGCCGGATCCGCCTGCGTAGATCTCGTGGTCGCCGTTGTCGGCGTTGCTGTACGGGGAGGGGCCTTGTCCGGCTTGTTCGAGGGCGTTCATGGTGTCGGTGAGGGTCTGCCAGAGGGCGGCGATGTTCTCTTCGGTCATGGCGGCCTCCTAGGCGAGACAGCGGTTGGCGTGGGTACGGGCGGCGGTGGTCGCGTCCGACTGGAACTTGACGGTGCCGTCGGGGTGCCCCTGGCCGCAGGCGCTGCACTGGATCTCGTGCTGGCCGGTGCCGGTCCGGACGGCCCTCGTGTACTTGAGGGGGTTGTTGGTCATGCGTCCGGCGAGGGTGTGGAAGCGGGCGATCTCGGTGATGGCGTCCATGGCGGCTCCGTTCTCGGGATGGTGCGCGGTCAGGCGGCGAGCGCGTCGGCGAGCAGCTGGACGCGTCCGGCGATCGGCAGGTCGACGGGGTAGAGGACGGTGACGGTGGCGAGGCCGCGCGCGGGGCGGGGCTCGTCGGCGACGGGGCGGTCGATGACGTACGCGGTGCGGTGGATCGTGTAGGAGACGAGGCGGTCGAGGCGGAAGCTGCGGGCTTCGCCGGTCTCGCGGTCCATGGCCTTGAGGAGGATGTCTCCCGCGTTGCTGACCACTACGTCGAAGATCTCCACCGTTCGCACAGTGGTGGTGCCGTCGGCCCGTACGTAGCTGATGGTCACCGGGTACTTGGCATCGAGGGCTTTGATGAGGCGGGTCAGCGTCTGGGTGCTGGTCTCGTTCTTCGTGTGCCTCATCTTGTCCCCCTCGTTCGTGGTGATAGCTCCATCATAGGCCTACGTCGTAGGCATGCACAAGTAGGCCATGGAGATTGGCCAACGCGCATGGCATGATGGAGGCATGAACACGACCCCACTCGCGGCAGCCGAAGCAGCCACCGCCAAATGGAAGGAAGCCAAGGACGCCCTCGACTCCGCAAAAGAGCAGCGAGACCAGGCGATCCGGCAAGCCGACAACAGCGGGTGCGCACAGACGGACATCGTGAAAGTGACCGGCCTGACCCGAGAAACCATCCGACGGATCACCAACCCCGAGGCTGCGGCGGCGGTACGGAACGCCCAGCGCAGCACCCAGAAGGAGACCCAGTGAGCAACCACACCGCCCTATATCGGCTGTACGACTCTGACGACCAACTGCTCTACATCGGCATCACGACCTATCCGCCGAAGCGCTTCGTCGAGCACGAGCGAGACAAGCCGTGGTGGCCGCAGGTGGCCCGACGCGATGTGGAGTGGATCGAGAGCCGCACGCAGGCCGAGACCGCCGAGCGGTGCGCAATCGCGGCCGAGGGGCCGAAGTACAACCGCATCCACAACATCGGGCACCCCATCGCCGCCGAGATGAGCAGCGAGTCCGTGGCGGTCTTCGCCAACTACAAGCGTCACCGTGAGGCGCGGCTCGCACTCGAACCGAGCGTGATGGAACTGGCCGACCGCGGGTTGAAGGCAGGTGCCACCGTCGGCCAGCTCGCCGCGTGGACTGGGCTCACGCCCGAGGTGTTCCGCCGTCGGGCGCGGGCGGTCTGGGGGGTGCCGGTGGCGGTGGCTTTGATGGCGCGGCGTGCGGCGCGGGTTTGGGCGGTGCGGGTGCGGATGGTGCGGCGTGCGGTGCGGGCGCTGGCGTTCATCGGTCCCCCAGAGTCTTCAGGTACTGGATTGCCGGGGCGATGTCGCTGACGCTGATGGTCGCCTCCGGGTCCTCGCGGCGTTCGTTCAGGTAGGCGCGGATGGCTTCGACGGTTGGGTCGCCAGCGTGTTTGCGGAGCAGGGCACGGACGCAGTTCTTCTGGCGCTCGCTGGCCGGGCCGCCGCCGTTGAAGCCGAAGTAGGCGAGGATGCCATTCGGCATGTAGACCTTGGTCAGCAGCGGGTTGTCGGCTGCGGCCATCTCCGCCTCCCTCGGTTTGTGGGCTTGGGCTCCACAGAGGGCGATCGACCAGGTCGTCATCCCGCGCCGTAGCGTGGTCTTGGGTGGCTTAGCTCAATGCTGTCGCCCCTACGCGTTCGCTGCCCTTTCCCCGCTTCTCAATGTCCCGGTCTCGGTGGGCATCGCTTCGGGGTCACCCCCTCACGTTCACAGCCCGTGCAGCTCCCTGGTTGCTCATCGCCCTCTGTGGAGTTATGTCGCCGTCTTGCTTGGCGATGACTTCATCATGCCACCTTTGTTGGCCTATGGCAACACGGTTGGCACGTATGGGTTGCGTTGGCCACTAGAACCCACCTAGGCAATGTGACACCATGACCCCATGGACATGACCGACCTCGAAGACGTAGCCCACCGCTACAAGAAGGCCACCGACGCACTCGACGCCGTCCGCACCGAGATGCAGACCACCGCCGTCGCGCTCCTCCAGCAGGACGGCGTGAAGCAGGCCGACGTCGCACGCGTCACCGGATGGAGCCGCGAACACCTCCGCCGACTCAAGGAGAAGGCGGAGATGGAGGCGCTGCGCCGGAGGGTGGAGGAGCTGAGCACCACGAAGAAGCCGCGTCCCGCCGCTGCCGCTGCGCCCCGACAGCAGGTCACGCAGGCCGTGTCCCAGCACCTGGAGACGGTCCCTGACTCAGTCCTCTCCCCGTCAGTCGCCGCAATGTCGGAGGCGCGCGTGAAGGAGCTGGCCGAGGCGGCTGAGGCGCGCCACCCGGAGTGGATTGAGCAGATCCGGCAGGCGCACCCGACGGCCGATGAGCTGCGGGTGTACTACCTGATCGTGGAGGCTGGCGTACGGATGGGCTTCCGGCCCCGTGAACTCGACGTGCAGAACGAGGAGACGACCGCATGAGCCCCGTCGCGGGCACGACCCGCTACCTGTGCCCCCTCGAATGCGGCTGGCACCACGACGTCCCACCACCCACTGTTGAGCGGGCTGCCGAGCTGGGCGCCACCGCAGACCCGGCAGCCCGGGACATCCACGAGGCGATCAGCTCCGTCGTCCTCAGCGCCAGTCTCACGGAGGCCGAGCGGACGGAGACCGCGCTGCGGGAGCATCTGGCCACGCACACGACGGAGCAGTTCGTACGGACGATCCAGGTCCTGCGTGCCGAGGTGGCCGCGCTTCGGGAGCGCCCGATGACCAGCGAGGAGCAGACCGCATGAGCGACAACGCCACCCCCGAGCCCGAGCGGCTCCTACTCAACGCCGACTGGTCGATCCACGTCAGCGAGCAGGAGAAGCTGCGCCGTGAACGCGACTGGCTCCTCGCCGACATCGATCCGTCCCCATGGATCAAGCAGGTGCAGCGTGAGCAGGAGATGGACGCGCTGTGGGACATGAACCGTGCTGCACTCGACCGTTCGGCGGAACGACTGAGCGACGCCGACCTGCCGGAGCGCCCGGTGAGCAGCGAGGAGACGAGCACATGAGCAAGGAACTGCGGCACATCGGAATCGCCTGCACCGTCCACAGCCCCGAGCATCTACCAACCAAGGACGGCGAGCAGATGTACGCCGACGACGTCGTCGAAGAGATGCAGGACGTGATCGGCGCAGCGCTCGACGCCTGGTATCAGCAGCGCGGCCGCGAGCTGCTCGCCACCGAACCCATGGTCATCTGACCCCGCATGACGAAGGCCCCGCCCGGACCATCCCGGAGCGGGGCCTCTTCACGCACTACAGCTACTGCTCCCCATCGAACGCGTCCTCATAAAACTTGCCCTTGTCGAACCGGCCGTCCTCATCCAGCCAGCCCTCATCGCCCATGATCTGATTCATGAGGATCGCCGAGTAGTCGTCCTCCTCCACGTCCCGGCACGCGTCCGGTTTGCCCTTACCCCCGACTTTGAACTGTGCGGCGAGGGCTTTCTGGCAGGCCTTCACGTGGTCGTCGTAGCTGGGCCTCACGAGCAGCCAAACGGCGACGGCCACACCAGCAACGACGACGAGCGTGGCAGCGGCGAGCAGGGCGATGGTGGTGCGGCGCATGGTCCCCCCAAGGACGTGACAGTGGCCCGGATCGTAGCGGCCGGCGCCGACAACACGGACGGAAACAGGCGAAGACCCCACCAGCGGGGGGGGGGGTGCCGGCGGGGTCTTCATGCCGGGCGCTACCCGGCGCGCGTCTTCAGTGTGGCAGGCGCGTCAAAGGTTCGTGGTGCTGCGCCCGAACCCGCGGTTGTGGTTGTGGACCTCTTGCCGCACGTGCACCGTCGACCGCCCGGCCTTGGCCAGCAGCCACAGTGCGAGCATCGCCAACACAGCAGTCGTCCCGCCAATCGTCGCGATACCGGCCGCGGCCTGCCCGATCCCCCAGCCGACCCCAGCCCCCGCGGCTCCGGCCCCGAGGCCGCCGCCGAACATGCGCTGCGCGAGCGGATCGAACAACGGCTGCGGGCTGAGGTCGCGGGGCGGCATCGGCTGGACCGCCGCCGGGGCCTGCGACTTCCGCATGGGCACCATCTCCCCGTACGCGGACGGCACCCACACCACCGGGTCGTACTCGTCGTACAGCTCGATCTCACGGGGCTGCAGAACACGCTGCCCGGCGGGCTGGGCGTAGCTCTGGTAGCGCTCGGGCAGCATGGCGGCCTTCCTCAGTTCTCGGTCGGGCGTACGGCGTAGCGGCCAAACTTGGGCTTGTGAACACGGGGGTCAGCGGCCAGCCAGCGGCCGATCGTCGCCGCATGCGGAACCTCGACGGTGGGGTACAGGCGTCCGATCGCGTCACGGATCGCCTCGGGACCGATCCCGTCCGGGCCCGCCTTGGCGACGATCTCGTACACCAGCTCCCGCCGCGGATCGCCATCGGAGGTGTCGCCGCTGGCCTCCGTCTCGCTGGCGGGTGGCTGCCAGGTGACGCCGCCGCCCGCGAGGATGTCCAGGAACTGCGCGTCCAGGTCCTGGTCGCGGTTCCCGGTCTCGTTCATCGCCTCGTGCAGTCGGCGGCGTGCCTCGTCGGCCTGGTCGATCGCGTCCTGCGCTTTCCCGCCTGCCGGGGCGCTGCCCCATCCTGCGGTCACCCCCGTGCCGCGGGCTGGCTGCTCGGGAGTGGGCGGCTCCTCGGCGGCGGCCGGTTCGGGCATGGGCCCGCCGAAGAGGTGGTCGGTGTTCATCCACCGCTGCTCGTACGCCTCGCCCGCAGCCTGCCGGGACAGTGCGTCGAGTTCCGGGTGCCGGTCGGCGGTCGCCTTGACGATGTCGAGGATCTGGTCCGGTTTCATCCGGTAGATCTTCAGCGGGTGGACCTGGCCCTGGCCGTCCCGTACGAGCGCGCACCCCGGGTACGGGGCGTCCTCGACGGAGGCGTTGTGGTTGTAGCCGAAGAAGTAGTTCAGCTCCGCGTCATCGGACATCCGCAGGCCCGCCTTGAACGTGGACTGCTTCAGGATCTGCGGGTCGGACAGGACATCCTGAGTGGCCCGCAGGCCGCTGGTCGTCTCGTTTACCGCGGCGGCCCGGGCGATCTCCAGCGTCTGGATCAGGTTGTCGGCGATCCCCCTCAGGGTCTCGTCGCGGCGGGAGCGGGTGGAGAAGATCTCCGCGCCCTCGTCGCTGAACACGCGGATCTCCGGAACCTCATGGTCGACGGGCAGCTTGTCGTCGTTGGCGGCGATCTCCCGATCCT